TTGTAACCTGTGGCAGAGGATGCACCTTTGTAACCTGTGGCAGAGGATGCACCGTAGTCACCTGTGGCAGAGGATGCACCGTAGTCACCTGTGGCAGAGGATGCACCGTAGTCACCTGTGGCAGAGGATGCACCGTAGTCTTCATCACTTTTTGCTTCTTTTTTAACTCTACTCATGGTAAAATCAATTGCTGCCTTTACCAGACCGGAAATATCCAATCTTGCACCAATCTTTATTTTTGTGGATGCAACCTTGGAATCATCTTCACCTCTGTCAAATTCACCGCTCTGCTCCACCTCATGGTAAACAGATTCATTTGGAGAATAATAATTAAGACAATCCAGTGGATGTTCGCAAGCGTGGAATCCACTATGACAAGCATCTGCTGTCTCCTCTTCGTACTCCTTGCCTTCTTCGTACTGGAATCCACGGCAAGTCATGTCCTTGTTGAATCCTTTATAGCTTTTGATAATCTCAGCCATCAGTCCACCTCCGCACACTTCAGACCGTCCTCGGTCACTACCAGTACTCCTGCTTCAATCAGAGCATTGATGGTGCTCTCGCTTGCTCTCTCGATAGGTATAATCTGCTTTTTCATTCTTTCTTTTCTCCTTTTCTCGTGATTGTAATCTTCGGGTTCTTCATGCCAATCTGGTCGGCATATAACTCTGCCAGAATGCGCATTGCTCTGTCAGCTTGTTCCTCAGTCATTGCAGACATCCGCATCCTCCTATTCTTTCAATAACGTATCTACTTTCACATTCAGAACATCAGCAACAGCTTTAAGGTTTTTAGCTGTGGGAGAAGATTCTTTCCACTTGAAAATAGATCCTCTTGCAAGATTGGCTTTGCTCTCAACTTCCGTGATTGCTATGCCTTTTTTCTTGCAAATTTCTTTGATATTTTCATAAACCAAAAAATTCCAACCCCTTTCCTTTGAAATTGAGCTGAAAATTTTACGAAAGTATATTGACCTATCACTGAAAATATTCTATAATTTAAACCGTGACGAAGAAATAACAAAATACTGTGGCAGGTTGTTTTATTGCGTAAAATATTCAACTCATAATTTTATTATACGCAATATTTTCAACTTGTCAATAGTGTTTTGCGCAAAATTTTCAACTTTTTTGAGGTGCAAAATGTACGAAAGAATAAAAATGTTGTGTAAGCAAAATGGTACTAATATTACTGCACTTGAAAGGGAATTAGGATTCGCAAAAGGTTCTATATGTAAATGGGAAAACCATGAGCCAAGTTATGAGAGAGTTAAGATGATAGCAGATAGATTTCATGTTTCTGTGGAATACATAAAAAATGGAGAGGATGTCAAGTGGAATCCAAAAGAGCAGACGATGGATTACACAATTTCTCTATCCGAGGAAGAGCAGGATTTGCTGATGGAATACCGCAAAGCAGATGACACCCAAAAAGAAATGATTAGGCGAATATTAGCCTATTCAGATAAAATGTAAAAAGGAGAAAAACTATTATGGAAGAAACAAAGAAATGTAAATACTGTCAATCAGACATTCCGAAGAAAGCTACGGTTTGTCCAGTATGCAAGAGGAAACAATCAAGTACGATTAAAGTAGTTTTGATTTGTCTTGCCGTGTTTTTTGCGATTGGAATTGTTGGCTCTCTATCAGATGATTCCTCTGACAGTTCATCGAGTTCTACCACAACGCAAAAGCAGAGCACATCTGCATCCACGAAAGAAACTACTGTGCAACAAGAAGAAGTAATTGAATATACCGCAATTACGGTGGAACAACTTGACAACGATTTGAAAGACAATGCTTTGAAAGCAACAGATTCTTACAAAGGAAAATATTTAGAAATTACTGGCAGACTTTCAAATATCGATGCAAGTGGAAAGTATATCAGTCTATCGAATGACGAATTTTTAGATGTTTACGGTGTGCAGTGTTATGTAAAATCAGATGAGCAAAAACAGAAAGTCATGGACATGAAAATAGATGAGCATTACACTATCCGAGTAAAAATTAAAGATGTCGGAGAAGTTATGGGATATTCCGCTGATATAATTGATTTTGTAGACTAAAGATTAAGCCACTTTTATAGTGGCTTTTTCTGTCAGAAAGGAACAGTAATGATTAACTGCGCAATCTACCCACGTAAATCCAAAGCCGTGGACAACTCCGACAGTATGGACGTGCAAATTGATATGTGCCGCCGGTACTTGGATAACAAGTACGGATCCGGGAATTACACTGCCACGGTTTATGATGGAGACTATGGGATCACCGGGCACTCCACCAAAAAGAGAAAAGACTTTCAGCGAATGATGCGGGATGTGTCTAATAGAAAAATTCAGCTTGTTGTTATTCAGCGGTATGACCGTATCGCACGTAATACCCGAGATTTTTGCAACCTATATCACGACATGGAAATAAATGGATGCAATCTTGTCTCCGTCAGTCAGCAGATCGACACAACTACACCCTATGGAAAAAACTTCATGTATATGCAGGCATCAATGGCAGAGTTGGAATGGGCCCTTAACTCTGAGAGAAGAAAAGATACTATCCGGTATGCGGCATCCATCGGGAAATCTATACTCCCGGATCACTCTACACCGTTTGGATACCACAACGCTGTCGTGAATGGAGTGCGCAGACTGGTAAAGGAAGAACAATGGGAAGATGCTGTTGCAGATCTGTTTGAATACTATCGCAAATATCGAAACTACTCTGCCACCGCCCGGCATATCAACCAACAGTACGGTACAAGATTTGAGATCCAGGCTATCAAGCGCATAATCCGCAGCCCTTTTTATTATGGATGTTACAAGGATAATGATAATTTCTGCGAGCCATATATATCTAAAGAGGACTGGCAGGATCTCCAACAGAAAAAGCCAGTGATCCGTACCGCAGGAAACAAGCGGACCGAGGTATTATTCTCCGGTATGATCCGATGCCCGGAGTGTAATCGGCTGATGCGGTCCTGTCAGAAAAGCCACCGAAGCGGTAATGTGTATCGGTATTACCACTGCGAATATCACTCCACCAAAATGTGCGGATTTGCCAAGGTAAAATCCGAGAATCTTATCGAGGAGATGCTACTGAACCGGGTCGATACCTTTTTGGCAGAACGTGAAGCGGCTATGTCAGATCAGAAATCAGAGAAAAAGCACTCAACCAACAATGTATCAAAATACCGGGCAGAGTTGGACAGGCTTAACACAATGTTCCTAAAGGGCAGAATAAGCGAAGAATACTATGACACGGAGTATTTAAGGCTAAATGATTTAATAGGGCAGTATGAAGCTTCTAGGCAGTCTCACGACAGCGTTAAGCACTTGCAAGAGGTGTTTGTGTCAGACTGGAAAGAAATTTACAAGGATCTCGATAAACTGCACCGAAAATTCTTTTGGAGGGATGTAATCCGGCAGATAATCGTTGACGATAACATGAATGTAATTGATGTTATTTTTTTATAACGCTTTTGGTTACCTTATGTGATGGTTGCTTGAGCAAGCAACAATCAAGGCAGTACATAAAATCCCCCGCCGGATCTGCTCCGATGGGGGATTGCTTTTTATGCTGCCAGGTACTTTCTTGTGGTCTTGCCCGCCAGTCCGTCGGCTGTGATCTTGCAAGACTTCTGATATTTAATGATAGCTGCTACGGTTTTACGACCGCAGATACCGTCAATGTCAGCTTCTGTCAACAGGCCGGCTTCCATGAGTTCCCACTGAATCCACTTGACACCCTCACCAGCGGAAATGAATACCTTGATATTCTTCTTCTTTGCCTGTGCCTTACTTGTTACCGTCATGGTAGGCTTTGTGTAAGGGTTTGTCCCTTTCCATGTGCCAGGCACCTTGGTCTCATAGGTATATGTCATGTCCTTGAAGGTAAGACCGTACACCCACTTGGTAGAGGATACTTTGGTCAGCACCGTGCCGTAATTGATGCCCTTGGCTTCGATGCACATAGGGACACCATTTACCTTGCCGATATAGACACCCACATGGCCAGACTTCCACAGGACAGTTCCGAGAGCAAAGTCATTAATCTTTGCAATCGGCATACGGTTGTATGCGGTCTGATAGAGTTGGTAGGAGCCGATGTTAAGCTGCCGGTAACCGGCAATCAGTCCTGAGCAGTCCACATTGACCTTGCCGACCTGTCCCTTTCGCCGTGCCTTTGCCATATAGTAGGTGGTCACGACCTTGGGATACATTCTGTGCATAGTGCTCATTTTGTTTTCGGTCAGAGCACCCTCGGGAATCTTGGATCCGTAAAAATATGGAGTGCCAAGACGGTTTTTTGCGTATGCAACTAATTCGTTTCCTGTTTTCATTTTATTTTCCTTTCTATATTTTTTAATTATTGTTATGTTTTTAATCTCCGCCCATCTGCTATGACTACTTCTGTAAATACATGGCAAGTTAGACACCACAACTGAAGCAATAGTTCATGATAATATCACTGGCATATTTACATATACCAGAATCGGACATATGTGCATTGGATGTGGTACATTAACCACCACAAATGATATAGATGCATACTCCGCTATAGTTAGTAATCTACCACAAACGTATACAGGTAATCCTTATCCTGGTGCCTTTGTTGCAGAGGATAATACTTATAATGATTTTTATATCAATGGATCAGCCATCGTAAACCGTAAGCCCGTATCAAAAGGGCATATATTGAGGCTATCATGTGTCTATATGTGCCAATAATTAGTCTCTTATAAAAATCGGTACTATATATACATGGGAAAAGTCTCTGGCCTGCGTATGACGATTATAAGCATTAACGAGCACTCGGCTGTTATCATTGTCGTAATTAGCTGCCGATACTCCACAGACTACATCATTATTACTACAGCATATAGCGGTAAAAAAGCTATATCCATCCGGGACTATAATACTTATCCATTGAGCAGCCCATGATACTGGCGATATAGCAGTACTACTTGATCCATAGACTTTATCTCCGTATGTATATAAGCTTAACTTGCTATTTACATCACTAATTGCCCCAGTGACAGTGCCGTTTCCGATTGATGAAATATCAGCATTTCCTATTAGAGAAATTAATGTTTTGATGTTCTTTATCGCAAGGCTAACCTTGCCGATAATTCCGCTGAGTTTTTCGCCTGTGGTCGGCTGTGCAAGGTCGGCTGGCTCAGTGAATGCTACGGTTGTGTTGGAAGCATCACCTGTCTTTTTGAGATAATCAGTCAAGTCAATGTTGGCTAATTTTTGGTCGGTAGTGGTCTTGTCGTAGTAATTCACAAGATTATCAACATCTTTTTTAATATATCCAGCGTCATTCTCTAATTCACTAACCTTTGTAGGTATACCTCCTGTTTGCTGTTTTGCCTGCTCCATATAATACTTTGCGTTATCAGTATCTTCTCCTTCTCTTGTTCCGGTTCCACCTATGGCATAAGATTCAGCCAATACAGATTTTGCATTTGCGGATTGCGCATAAGCAGATGCATTTGCGGATTCTACTCTAATATCTGCTAAATAATTAGGCTGTAGCATAGCATCTGTTACTGATCCTGTTTTGATTGAAAAAGAATAAGTCTTATTCTTTCCAGTACCAGTCACGGATACAGCTATGGTTGCAGAATCTTCAAATGTCAACACCGGAATCATAGAACCAATATCAGCTGTAAACTGTGTTCCATCTTCTGTAGTCATGGTAATGATTCCGTCATCAGACATGGAAAAGCCGACAGGAATTTTTTCAATGTTAAGGTCAAAAATAACCTTTTCTCCATTGTACTTTGTAATGGTGATTATTCCTGTAGCTTCATCCATAGTCCAATCAGCAATATTTCCGTTTATTGCAGACTTGTCTACTTTTAAGGCATCCTGTGATATGATACGGTTGTCCAACGCATCAATAGCAGAATCCATCTGATTAAGATTGTATGCATCTAAATCCGTGTTTTCACTGGGGTAATCTTCCCAGTTAATTCTGGTATAAACCTTATTCAGCGCCATTTGCAGAAACCTCGCTTTCTTTTTCTTTATTTCTTTCTTCCAACTCTACATTGATTTGATTGTCTGCGGCTCTGTTAATTTGCCCGGCAATATCATTCACAATTAGCCGCTTAATCTCCATCGGTAGACCACATTCGTTAAAAAGATTTATGATTGACTGTTCAAATTCTCTGATTTCTAAACTATTCATGCTGCTTCTCCTATCCTATCAATCCATACGCTTGCAATGCTGTTATAAGGTCATTTACTTTGTTTGCAACCGTAGAAGCTGCTGTTGTACTGGTAGACGATATTTTGCTTACAGTTTTCTTGGTAGAACCTTGTATTCCAAAAAAACCTAAATATCCAAGCGATTTCCCTACACTTATTCCACCAGTAGATGTTATATTCAAAGCAGGGGCATTAATTGATAGTCCGTTAACATCTATATTAAGAGTTCCATTGATTTTGTGTGTGTGCCCTATTGCAAGTTCAGTATCACCGGATATTTTTACATTGTTTCCTATGCTAATAGTACCGCTTGTGACACTTTGCGTATTTATGTTATCAACATACAAATTCTTAGCTTTCAAACTTCCAGTAGTTGTAATTCCACTTGCTGTAAGTATAGTCGAATCAGAACTACGACTTGCTCTTATTCCTGCTCCGTCCATACCCAACGTGTAATTACTGTAATTTAACACAATCGTACTATAATCTTGTGATGCTGATTGTAAATTGATAGTTCCTCCGGTTATATCAATGCTTTTCGCAGTGACTTTTCCATCAGAAGAAATAGAAAAGTTCGTGGAGTCCAATACAAACCGATTACCGGAAATGCTTACTTGTCCACTCTCAACGCTCAACTGCGAACTGACATCACCTTTGGAAACTTTCAACTTGATTTGGTCGGCTTGAACAGAAATTGCCGCCGCCAGATCTGTTTCTACTCCTTGCGCACGGGTTGATTCAAGTTCAATCTTTCCTGCTGTCTGTGTAATCTTCGTATCCAGGCCATTCTCTACATTCTTGATTTCAGACCGAGTTTCCTCAACAGTACGTTCTAACTCATTTGTTTTTCCAAGTAATTGCTTAATATCATATTCATAACCATTTACCTTTTTGGTACGGTATTCTTTACCTTCGCTAAAATAACTGTCTTGCAATTTCTGAATACCATTTAAGGTTCTTTGCATTACATACGTGTAAACTAAATCTGTTTTTGTATTTACTCTGATTCCGTCACCGACTTCTATACAAGGGTTTCCTTGCGCTGTAATTTTTGCCGGTCTGTACCATATTCCGTAAATAATACTAAGGACATTGTCTGCTATGATCTGCAACTCTTTTGCAGATTTTCCATATACCAAAAAATTGTTTTCAATAATATAGCAGTTATTTCCAGTACCGGATATTGCACCAATATCACTTTCAGTCTGTCGAATTTGTAATTTATCAATTTTTTTGCATATATAATCTTCGTATTGGCAAGATATGTAACTGTTGCCCGGAACTTTTGTGACATTTGTGTTAGACTGAGGATATAAACCTTTTTGAGGATATAACCCTTTTTTGGGATACAATCCCTGGCTCATCATCTGCAAAATTATGTACTGAAGTTTTCCATTTCTACCAAAATGTCCAAAACATCCGTTTATTTCACAAATTGCTTCTAATACTTTTTTACCTGACAATTCACTTGGCTTTATAGTTTTTTCAACTAGCATTGAATCGTTTACAAGACTAATTGTCTCCGAATCAATACCTAAATATTCGCAAAAACTGTTTCGAAAATTTAATAATGATAAAGGAAACGCTAAACTGTTGTACCATGCAGATACATCGGCATTTGCAACGTCGTACATTTTGTCATAAGCTGTGATATCTCGATATTTTCTATCTCCGGATTTTTCATCAGATATTACATTATAATCACCATATTGAAACGGTTTTTCAGAATGTCCTCCCAAAATAGAAAAAACACTTAGTTTTTTGTTTTTTAAACTGCTGACGGAATTTGTTACACGAAATTTCAGTTCAGATGCTTCACAACATCCAAAACGTAATTCGTTTTCCGAGCAAAGTCCCTCTTTCAAAGACCATTCCTCGCAGTGCAAATCTGTATTGTCGAGTGTACCGCCATTGAATTTAATAGATATTTCTCTTTTTATGGAATTTTCAAGAAATAATGATTCATATTCGTAATTAATCATATCAATATCCTATAAATGCAATTCTTAATGGTGCATATTGTATATTGTTATCTTTTATAGTTTGTATCTGAGGTTGCGGTTCTGCCATATACGCATCTTGTGTTACATATCCGTTATATTCCAATATAAACGCGGTAATTGAAACTTTTCTTTCCAATTCATTAATATAATTTCTTCGAATCATATCCATAATTTGTCCATATTGTTCATTATCTAACGGTATAGTTTCAAACTCGCACTTGATAGGTACATGAGACAGTGCTTCCCGATGTAACACACCGTTTGCATCCCGGTAAGAATCAAGGTCCTGCACGGAAGCATATCCCTTGTATGTTTTTTCTTTTATATACTTCATATTGAATATTTCATTGCCTATTTTTAATAAAAACCCGGAATACATAACTTACATACACCTCCTTAATACTGAAATGCACTTCTTCCGGTGCGTTGAATATAGCTGTCGTTCTGCTTTTTTACAACGCGGAACACTTCCCAACCGTCAATGTTTATAACAATATCGCCGCTCTCGCTCTGCCGGTAATATCCACTTTCTTGCAATGCTTCAACCATAGCTTGTTTCATGGTTGACAGAGGAGACACCACTTCGGTCTCTCTGTTGTTGTCACCCAGTATAGCTGCAAACTCTCTTGACTGCCTGGGAACAACCGTACCGGTTGCAAGACGTGGCAGTGATACTGGTGTGATGTTAAATCCGATATGCTTTCCACCAATGGCTGGCACTATATCGGGGATGTCAAAACTAATTGCATTCAGCGCACCGATGATTCTGTTAATGCTTCCCTCAACTATATCAATGATGACATTAAGAATGCCCTTAAGGACATCTTTCACACCTTCCCATGCCTGCTTCCAATTTCCGGTAAATACTCCAGTGATAAACTTGATCAAACCACTTAAAATATCAATTACATGAGATATAATGTTTTTAACCATTGTAAGAAAAGGCTTTAACTGTCCAGACATAGCCTGGATGCATACCTTCCATTTTATCGATACAAGGTCCAATACGGTTTTCAGAAACTCAAATATAGTTCCGATTTCTTCCGATTTCTCAACGAACATATCTCCCATGTCGGAGAAAAACTGAGACACATCGTTCAATATTCCAACAAAGGTCTCTCCGAGGAATGCTGCAAACGGGGCAAACACTTCGTTCCATATCTCATTCAGATACGGGGAAATCACTTCAAATGCCTTATTACAAGCTTCTACTGCACTGGCCAACAGATTAAAAAATGCCGGTAGTGCATCTTCAATTACGAAACTACCGAGCGGCTCTAAAACGTTCTCAAGTAGCCACAAAAGGCCTTTTCCGATATTATCCGTTAATGGCTCGATTGCTGTTTTCAATTTCTCAAAGCTGTCAATCAGCGGTTGGAAATCAATATTCTTGAACCAGTTCTGCAGACTTTCTTTTATCGGATCAAGGATGGATTTCAGTTTGCTTGCCAATCCCGCAATCTTACTCTCAATCGGTGCAACCTCAAACATATCGTTGGGAGACACCGTACCGCCTGCACCGCTGTTGTCCTGCTTGGACTGGTTATTCAGTTCATCAATACTTGCTAATGATCCTTTTGCTTTCTTTGCCGCCGCCGCGGTCCCGTTAAGGCTCTTTGCATAGTTCTCTTGCACCTTGATAGCCTTTGTAAAGGTACTTGCTCCGGTCAGTGCCGCAAAAAACTGCCCGACATAATTCATGGCAGTGCTCAACAAGCTGATAAGCCTTGTCAAAATCGGTTCTATTACCGTCAGAATCGGTGCAAATGCCACAGCGAAGCTATTCTTTAACTGCGTGAGAGCCGATTTAAGGTTGCTCAATGCCGTGTTGGTAGGATTTACACCATCATTGAATTGAGCAAGGTTCTTTAAGCCCTCAACCATCGAAGAGCGCAACTTATTGATAAGTGCTATCAGACTTTGAACTCCAAAAACATATTTAAGCATGGTTTTTAAACCAACTTTGAAACCTCCACTGCTTTTTTTAGCAGAATCTCCCATTTTTCTGATAGATTTAGATGCTTTTTCAGAAGCGTCTCTAATATTCTTAATACTATTTGCCTTATCTTCCATTCCGTTTTTAGAATTTTCCAAAGACTGTATTTCTGCATTAAGTCCAGATATGTTATTTTTTGCCCTATCTATTTCAGAAACAAGTGTATCGTAATACTTCAAATCATCTTGACTTGGAGCAATTCCAATTTCTTTAGATGTGGAAAAAATTCTATCCATTCTTTCTTTTGTTGCTTCCAAATTTTTTATATAGGACTCTAAATTAGAAATTTCCTTTTTAGCTTGGTCTATTCTAATTTCAGTATCAATTACAACAGCATTATTTGCCACACGCACCGCCTATCCTAGCAGTTCCTTGAGGGCTTTTTCATCTTCCTCACGCTCCCGCTTCTCCTGCTCTGTCAATTTATTCTTAAGCAGCACCACATCCTTATTATCCCGGATGTAATCCTGCTCCCACTTTTCCAATTTCTTCCCGGTGGCTCTTTTCTGTCGTATGGATAGGATATGAGTAAAAGTACACTCGCCTATCTCCATGTACGATGACAGAAATGTCCACCAGTGCATATACTTGTCCGCGCGGATTTCTCTACCAACCACACGGTTTACTGCCGGGATGATCAGTGTTGCATCCTGCTCCCAGTCCATAACCCGCGGACTCGGTTTGTCCGTTTTTTCGATACCCATGTCGATAAATTCCGCCACACCTTTGAATGCATCTTCCAAATCCTCATCAGGTATGCTGTCGGGATTCTCAAACATGATCTGCCGTATGATCTCACTTTGGATGTAATTTGTCTCTGCCGGTGTATCCCCGGTCATATCCTTGTCAGAAAGGGCGGTCAGCACATCCAACACCGCCCTATAATCTGTCCTGATAAGATATTCATGTCCGTTTGCTGTTACGTATGTAGGCAATTCCCATAGATTCATTCCAAACCTCACTTATGGTACTTACTGGTATACTGGTTGATTTTGGTCTGTACCTTTTCAAACCGCTTGCCGGTCTCTGCTTCAATCAGCTTGCCGATAGCATTGAGCACGTTCTCCACAAAAAATTCACCGTTGGCCAGAACAGTAAATGGGGATGTGATGGAAAAGAAACTCTGCGATACGTTAGAATTGAACAGATAGTCAATCTGCTTATCCAGTTCTTCTTCCATTTCTTTCACAATGTCCACAATATCCTTGCGCTCATCCACATTGTCTGCGATATGGCTCACTGCTTCAGCTACGTGCTCATACCGCTTGACCAGTTCCACATCCGCAGGATTCATTTCAAACTTACCGAGCACGGTTCCGTTCTTGTCCTCAATGGTGTACTGTTCAAGTCCTCTATCAACTACGATTTTTCCCATATTCTTTCATCCTCTCTTTCTTATTCTGTGTCGCCTGCTGTGAATGTAGGCACCTTAGCAGCAATGGTTGCGGTTCCTTTGGTTCGGTTTCCGTCATACCAAAGATTGAAGTTGATCCCCAGCCCGGAAGTATCACCGCCATAAGAAGTGATCTCCACCTTGCCATCCTCTTCCCATGCATCGTATTTATTTCCGGCATCAGTCTTGTCAATCAGTACTTCAAGGATTTTCACCTTGCAGTCATCACCGGACTTGCGATTCATAGCAATATCCTTAAGGAAATCGTAAATTGAATCTGCCGGGTCTGCATGATACGGTTCTACGCTGACCTGAGGAGCGTATCCCGTGTCACTTACAGATACATCACCAGTGACATCTTTGGTCTGCTCAAAAGATCCATTCATTTCGACACTCATGTCATCAATACCTTTTCCCAGTAAGTAATATGTCGGTGAAAGAGTACCGCTTGCCGGCTTCATGTACAGTGCGTGTGCTTCTCGCTTTAATTTAGACATAAAAAATAACCTCCTACCTATAACTGTTTGAGTGATTAGGTTAGCGAGCGGCTTCCATATTGCCGCCCGATCGACTTCTACAAGTCAAATTCATTTTTATAAGTTGCTGTGATGTTAATGATCCAGTTCTCTGCCTTGTCCTCGTTAATAGAATCAAGGTATGAAGGACTTACTCTCTGTATCTGCTTGAACTCCCTATCCCCCGTAAGAATCGGATACTCTTCCAACCGATACTCTGCATCATTTACCGTTATGGTCTGCCGTTCCAACCATCTACCAAGATTATCAAGCCACTCCTTGACCTTTGCTTTTCGGCTCTCCGATAGTCCGCTTGCCCGGTAAACCACGATAAACGGGTAATCGCAGGTCTGCTCCACATGGCCAGTCACATCCGTCTTTTCCTGTCGAATTGCACTTCCTGTTGACGGGAACACTGCTTTCCCTTTGGAATCCCCCAGTGTAGCGTATTCGATGGAATCTCCCGGAGACAGTCCAGGATACTGGTTGATAAGGTCCATCAGAGCGGTTGTGACTACTTCTTGTCCGTCAAGATCATATCTTATTTCTTCTTTTTTCTCTTCCATGATCCACCTACTTTCCAGTGATCTCAAAATGCGGTATAACTCCCAGTTTTGACACGGAAGTTACGGCATACACACCGTCATAGGTGCTGTTCATGTAATCGTAAAATCCGTTCTCATAGTCATCATCCGCAATGGGATCTTCCGTCCATTCCCCCACATAAAAAAAATCGAATTTCTCACCCGGTGTGAATGTGATTGTCTGTGGCAGAAGATCATTTGTCTGTCTGTCCCATGCCTTTGGAGTAAGATAGCTTTTTCCGGCAATCATATCTCCTGCATCGTACCGAACATTCAGAACCACATTGTCCTTGGACTCTTCCCCGTACTTCTGGACGATAGCAGAACGGTCCGCCATGACATTTACATCATGCAAAACAGTAGGGTACCACATATCCCCCAAACGGCTCTCATATCGGTTGAAAATCGTTACTGTATCGGAATACATAGCACCCTACCTCTTTACTCTTCTTTATTAAATCTTTTCCACAGTTCCGAGAATTTCTCCCAACCGTACATAGCCACAAATGCTACGATAAATCCGGCAACGATAGCTGCAAGGATCATGTACCATAAGATAGCCTGTTGGATGTACTGCATATATGCAATGAATACAACCACAGTCAGTCCGATGGAAAGGACAAACACGAGAATGTCTGTCGGAATCTTGGAAAGAAAACTTACACCCTTGAATACCTGGGTAATTAAGGACACAAGGAATGCCAATATTCCGATAATGGTTAATAACTGTGCAATACTTGTAATTGCAATTTCCATGTTACACCTCCACATAATAAGGATATGCTCCACCAAACAGAAGATTTACTCCGTTTTTGTCTTTTGTACCTCTCAGGTATTCGTTGATGGTATCCGCGTATAGTCTTGATTGTGCAGATTTGTCTGACAAGACCTTGCCTATCAGGCCACTACCAGTATCATAAGAGATACTTTCGTTTCCGGCCGATACGGATTTCACTGTCTTATTGCCCTCTGCTTCTGTTTCTGCCTTTTCAATCTTTGCCATGATGTCCACCAAAGCACATTCACAGCGTTTTACTGCTTCGGCATCGTATGCCACATCCGGGAATGCAAAATCCAGCTTGCATCTACCATCAACACCCGTCACAGCATTCTTGACAAGCTTTTCAGCGTTCCAAATGAGCCGATTAAAAACCGTCTCATCAACAGTAGTCCCGTATAAAGTTTTGTAAAACTCATAGTCTACATACATACTGATTTACCCCTGTTTTGCTAAAAACTCGTCAATAATGTCTGCCTTCTTCGTCTTGGTTATGCTATAGCCCAACTCATCAGCCAAAGATCTGATTTCAGCAACCGTCATGCCATTCAGATCTTCGGCTGTGTATCTGCTTAAGCTATAGCCTGTTATTCCCCCAGGCTTGCCGCTGCTGCCTGCGTAATGGTTCCCTTGATGACACCCTTGTCATTATCTGCGAAAATCTTAATTCCAGATAAAACAGTGTCATCAGCGGTCAGCCTGTCGTAATCTGCGTATTCATGGACCGCAATAAATCCAGTTTCGTCAGAGTAGAAAGCGAATGCCTTTGCAAGATCACTTTCGTTGGCAGGAACATAGTAACCTACGATGTTCTCTTTTGCAGTGGCAAAAAAGGTGTTCTTGGTAATACTACTGTTCATGATCACGGTTCCAAGACCCAGGAAATTCTCGACATAATTGAAACCAAAAGCAGTCTGTACAGTAATATTTGCCTTGCCAAGGTAATCAGCGACATCTTCCGCATTTACGAAAAATACAGTTTCTACATTGTCATTTTCGTAAATGTTCTGAAGTTTGCCCCACGCATCAGCAAAAGCTGCCTGCGCTCCCACACCAGTAGCAGTGGGCTGTCCAGCAATAGTAAGGGATGTAATAATATTTTTTCTGATGCCGGACTGAATGTCCTGGAGCATCTTTTCTGTCGTCTCATTGTGTGCCTGCTCATACCCCTTATCCAAAATAGCTTCTGCGGTAGTGGCTTTTCTCCATTTTCCAAGAACAATCTCTCCAATAGGGGTATCAACCGTGCTATACTTAGACAGAGGAATGATTTCACCCTCAGGAACAGTACCGTCCTGCAGGGTACCAGTTACAGTATGTCTCTTAAGCATTGTTCCTGCCTGCTTAGGAATCAGTCTCATAATTCCCAGCAGCTCCATCAGCTTTTTGATGGAATAGCCAAAACGAGAAACAAAATCAATCTGACGAACAGTGACAAGGTTTTCGCTTTTAATCAGGTTGTCTTCTGCGGCTGTCGTAATGTTTGCCATAAAAATACCTCCAATAGTTTTTGTTGGTTAGCGATCCGCTCAAATTGCGAACCGGTTATTGATTTACTGGAAAAGCTGCGGGTTTTCAGCAATTAATTTCTGTCTTTCCGCTGTACCGTAAATAAATTTTCCAGTCTTAGGATCTGTGGCATAGATATCTTCTTTGGACTTGATACCGCCACCATTGTTACCACCCTTATTTACGCTTGTAAAATGGGGAGTAACACTATTCTCTGCCTTGAACAGCATCTTGCTGTCTTCGGCTTCTGACAGAGCCTTAATAGCACTTTCAATATCAGATTTCTGATTCTTGGATGCTTTCAGAGTGGGAATGTCAAGGCATCCCATGATGGCTTTTTCATTCAGACCGTTGGCAGATTTGATAGCTTCCTTCAGCAGATCATCGAAATCTCTGTCGGCAATCTTCTGCTTATAATCTTTCTCTGCATCTTCTGCTTTTTTCTTCCAGTCTGCAATGGACTTGTTCAGCTTTTCAACATCAACCCCGTCAAAGCCTTTTAAGGTCTCTTCCGCGGTATCTGCCCTGCCTTTTTCTTTGTCACGCTCCGCGGTCATATCGTCCAATTTCTTCTGAATTTTGTCGATATCCTTGCCATTCTCAGCCATGACAAAATTAATCTGCTCCTGAGTTAATCCCTGTGCTTTTAATTCCTCTGTTTTCATACAATCCTCCATATTAGGTTGTTTTAGGTCTGTAACCATCGACCATGTTGTTGTGTATGCTTGTCATTTTAGGTCTGCCGACCAAACCGCGTGAACCGGATTCGAACCGATATTACACCATTTCCATAGTGCAGTTTTTGCCATTAAACTATCACGCAGGGCTTTCGCCTTTAGGAGAGGTCTGAAAGAATATAAGAATGCCTGCGATTTAATTTTATCACACTTGTTATTTTATGTAAATATTAAATATCTAGTGTTTTTATATCGCATGTTATTTCACATAAAAAGAGAGCAGTTTTACCTGCCCTCTTCTGATTTTACATTCTCTCAAGCATCTTAATGTACTTGTCGATGGTCTCGCGCTCTTCCGGTGTGTCAGCATCACGCTTAAGTTCCTTCAGTTTGTTATGCATGTCTCCCATAAAGTCCTCAAGATCTGCGAGCATACTCTGCTTACTAGCCATAGAATGGTCATTTCGGTACATCCGCTTGCTGTCCATGTATCTTTTCTCAGAGTAATCACCGTCATCATATGAGTTGCCATCATCGTATCTGCGAGAATACCTTCCCATGCTGTCTCTCTTGGCTCTCATCCGTCCTCTTGCTTGGCTGTATCGGTCATCATCGTACTCTTCCATGCCCTCAACAGTCTTGAGATCCTTGTACATATCAATCAGCTTGAATGCGGTATCAAGATTTCCAGTGGTCAACCCCTTATCCGCAATCTTGTCGATTTCCTCGCAAATTACATCTAACATCTTGTCATGTCTCATCATGCTCACCTCACATTCTCGACACGCAGAGTGCCGCTTACTGTCACACCTGCAGTATCAATCTGCAAACCAACATTCGCAACATTAGGATACTGCGCCAGTACGGTTCTGATCGCATCTACAATCGGCACCGTCACAAATCCAGCAGCTGTGGTGGTGGCTGTTACTGTCGTACCAGTAGCAACACCGTCTGCCAGAACTGACACGACAACATTACCGGCAACCCCGGACAGTGTAAGCGCGGCATCAATGTCCCACAGACCGCCAGTCCGCAGAGACAAAAGGCCGTTGCTGTTTGTGATTTTACTGTTGGTATTTTTTACAGTCTGGAATGGGATATACTGTCCAACCACAGAAGTCCATCCCGTTACTCTTCCTAAGAACATAATATTCACCTCTTTCTGTCAGAAAAAGGGCGCACCCGCAGGCACACCCTATTCCCGAATAAGCCTTACGCTCCGATTACTCGCTATGCAATTGTGGTACCGTTATAATACCCAGCATAGGTCTGCCCACAGCAACAGTACGGGTTCTGTACCACGTATGCCGGTGTAGGACTGGGTCTCAACTGATTTACAAGGTACTGGTTCTGTGCACTCTGAGATGCCGCAAGCTGTAAGGAATTGATCTGCTGATTCTGTTCAGCAATGCGCTGATTGAGTGCTTCCACCTTGTTAGCCTGGATAGCGTCAAGGATTGCACGGGTTCCTGCGTTCTGATTTTCGATAATATCTCTAGTGTTGTTAGAGTTATTATAGTTCGTCTGGCAGAAACCACTCTGAATCGCATTGTTGGTGGTGTTTGCGTTCTGCAGTGCATCATAGCGGCTCTGGCAGCAACAATCTGCGATCTGAGTCTGCAAACCGTTAAATCCCTGCATCATTGCCACATTGGTAGCATTTCCCTGTGTTAAGATGTTGGTGTTCACGCCATTGATAAGCTGTGCCTGCGTGTAAAAGCCATCGCACATCCCGGTGTTGACACTATCAATCTTTCTCTCAATGTTCGCAAAGTCGGAAGTAAGTACATATCCGTCTACCGCAGAACCGGAGCCACCACCGTAGCCACCGAATCCACGACCGCCGAATCCGCCCCATCCGAACATACACAAGAAGAAAAGAATGATCCACCAACCATTACCGTCTCCGAACCCGTCGTTGTTTCTTCCGTTGCCCTGTAAAAGAGCAACATCACTTGCTGATAATCCGTCCGTCATCATAGTATAATCTCCTTCGATTATTTTTATTTGCTAAAGTCGTGTCGACCCGACTTATTGCCCTAACATAGATTTATATTGCTGTGCTACTTGTTGCACCTGATTAAGCTGTTGCTGATTAATTCTGCCGTTCTGCAACATCCGCATAACCTCGTCCTTTGGATTGACATTTTGGAATTGCTGCCGGAACTGTTGGTATGCTGTGAGAATATTATTGCTGTTTCCCATTGCGTCAAATATCGGACTGCTCATTTCCTGTTCCCCCTCGTCTTGATTTTGATTTGTTTGTGGAATCAGCCATTCCATTAAGTCTATCAATGATAGCCTCGTATTGTCTTTTTAAGCCGTCGTATTCGTCTCTCGTGACATATTTACTGTCAAGATTGATTTCTGCTGTATTTGAGGATTGTAGAGCGTTCTGCGGTGCGTTCGACACTTCTTTATATTCAAATATGCGCAAGCTAGGCATTCCAGAGTTGTCCGCAGATTTTAGATAGAATCGTGTTGCGTCACTATCCATCAATAAGACCGTGCTATTCGGTGCGACAAGGTAAGACTTCGCCCCTACTTCACCGGATACCCAGTTTATCCCACTGTTAGCAGTAGGAGATTGTGAGAATCCTTGCGATTGCATAGTTTGTAAACCCTGTGGCTGATAGCCTGTCTGAAATTGCTGATATGGATTCATGTACGGCATTGCTTGATTCCTCCAATTTATTTAGTTCGTCCATGATGTCTCTGTCATCTATCGAGAGATAGAGATTACTATAATCTGTTTTCATACTCTAATTTTGGCATAAAGAAAGAGCCTTAACGAGTGCGTAAAAGGCTCATTTAAGGCTCTAATAAGTGTCACATGGACAATTTATCTATTTTGTTTTTTATGCGCTTATTTAATCGTTTAGCAGTGCTGAGAGACACATTCATGCGCTCTGCACATTCTTCCAGTGGTACATCTACGCACCGCATATCAAACAGTGTGCGCTCATCCTCTGTAAAATTACATTCTGCCAGTAGATACCTGATCTCCGGCATTGTAAATTCACAGATTTTCAATTTTTATCCCCCACTACTTGGAATCCGCAAGATATTTAATCATATTGTCCTTGGTCGTTTTTAGATTTTCTACGTTGTTTCCGGTCAACTGCGCATCAATCATTGCTATCATTCCTTGGCAGAGAAGAGACTGCGCATTTTTTATAGCTTCTATGGATTCATAATCATTATCAGATTTTTTCTCCAACTCTTCAACACGCTTTCCTAACTTTACCGCTGGGTTAATAGCTTTCCAAACAATAGCAACCGCACCGCCTACAATCGAGACACCGCCGCAAATCGAAAAAAATGTGTTCAAAAACTCCATAATAATTATTCTCCTTTTGTACTTTTATTTCTGCCAGTAATACAGTGGTACTTCCCGCCCGGAATCCCACGAATCATAGTACACACCGTCAATCACGCAGACAACATGGCCTTGCAATGCAAGGACATAAATACCGTCCGTGTGCTCTTCGGCAAATTCCGCTACTGTGCAGTCACAATCACAGATTTTACGGTGATATCCCTTGTCTGCAAGCAGTTTACCCCATACACGGTTGGCAGATGGCATATCCTTCAGCCAGTAGGCATATGCGACCAGCTCCGAAAAGCACTTGTCCCAGTCCATACAAAAAGACTTGCACAGTGCCCGGACAACGCAGTCACCGACCGTGGCTCCGTTCGGATTCGGATTATAATACGTATACATCATATCACCCCTATTCCCAGTCTGTCGGAATAATATGGCAGACCGTATTTTTTGCAATGTTCCTGATACTTTTCGACAGCTTTCTTTATTTTTTCTGTCAACAGTGCAATCTTTGCATCCGTGTCCTCGTTCCGCGGAATCTGCTGCAGAGCCTTCCGCTCACCTTTCATTCTGCGTATACTCCGCTCCATTGCCCGCTGTTCTTGCTCATGCCGGTACCGCTCCTCATTCTTTTTCGGGTCAATCGGATCATCATGGTTGATATTAACTCCCGGGAGCCACATCTGAAACGTATGCCGGCAGTTTATACCGATGATTCCCTCAATCTGGCCGTATCCGCAAGTCTCCACAAAGTCAGGGTAGTTATATTTCTTTTCTACCATGAGTTTCTGCTTCAATTCTTGCAAATAGCCAAATTCCTTGTCTTGCAATGGCACAGATGCCATGTTTTTAATGAGCACATCTTTTGTCCAGTCAAGGGAATAAATCTTGCCTTGCCACCATGAATGGTTTGTGTAGTCATCATGCTTGGTAACTCTCGCTCCCAAATGCTGACTGACTTTGACATACTGGATTCCCATTTCTGAGCAGCGGGTAAGAATGATCTCGCTGTTTGCCTGGTTGATTCCAGTGCGGACCGACCTTGCAATAGCTGTGTCAATCTTGTCCGTGTGCCCTGTGCCATATTCTACTGTTGTAATCCCACGTTTGGCAAGGTCTCCAACAACATCATTAACAGCTTGCTGTACTGGCACTCCTGCCTGCGCTTTCATGTAAATATCATCACAGGCTTGCACGTATTCATTCTGCACAGATACAGCAGTGGTCTTGGTCAGATTTCTGACAGTGCCGTTCGTGCGCTTGTATGCGTTTTCCAACTTCATGATTTCCATACGGGTCATGTTCAGGTCCTTGGCAGACCGCGGAATGTTCTCGAAAGTATATTCCGGCATCTCCCGGTTGATGTTGTACTCATGGATCATTAATTTTGAAAATTCATAGTTGTATGCTGCTATGGTGTTAGCAGATTCTAAAAATGCCTTATGGATCTCTGAGGATATGTCCGGCAATGCATCCTCTATGGTCTTGCGGATCTCGTCAAATGTGTATCCGCTCTGCACAATCTGATGCAATTTATGGATGGTAGACGGCATCAATATGTCTTTACCAGTGTAAAAGGCTTCTACGATCTTTTTTACAACCTCTTTCAGTAACTGGTTGTTCAAACGATTGACCGCCAGTTCTACCCCTTGGATCACCTCATTCAAATATTCAGGAGTTATCAATTATTCAAGTCACTCCCCTCTAATACCCGTCTGACTACTTCCACCCAGTCATCACCGTATCTCTCAATAGCTTCCACATCCCACAAGGAGATTGCTTCAGGGTTTGTATAGTTCAGCGGTTCTCCACTTGGGATCTTTGTTACACCCTTGCGGCTCCACCATTGTCCTTCTTTATCTGGCAAGATACCGTAAAAGCCACCAACCCGCCACACCGGGTCAATGTATTTCTCACCCATGTACATATAATGCGCATACGGCAGAGTAGGGTCATACACATGGACTTCACCTGATCCGGCAGACACTTCATTCAGAGCGTTGGTTCTACGGATCAACTCCCCGTCTCTCCGCGGCATATGCCGTTTCATATCGTCCCATACCTGGTTGTCCAGCGCAAGCTGTGCCCGGTCAAGAGCCGCTCCCAATGGCTGGAAGTTAATATCTATCCGAATACCCTTTTCCGTCCGGTGGATAGAGTATTTATGAAATTCTGATGCATAGTAATTCTTGTCATGTGCCACTCTATCACCCCTTTAGGATTTTTTTAGAAAGGAGGCTATAACCGCTTATTCTCTCACTTCTCGGTCAGCGCAAATGCAGAAGATGATAAGTTATTTGTGTTCTATCATGCTTAAATGGTAAAAGAGCAATCAAATTACTCTGGAAACAGCGTTTCTTCATTTGGCTGGGCTTCTTTCACCATAGCTTTGGCTTCTTCTTTGCTCATACCCTCGAATTTTACGAAAAACATCCATGCCGGAACCTTGCCCGCTTGAACATATTGCCACCACCTAAGGCGGTCTTCCTCCCGGTTGTATGTAATATCACCGAAGTCGTATGTCACGTCATATGTTCCTGCCGGAGCCAATTCGTACAGTGTAGCCATCACGTCCAGTGCATAGATGGTATCATCCAAACAGTCCTCTAATTTGTCCCGGACATCCTTGATAAACTGGATTGTCCTGCGGTCATCTGATTCGACCTGCGTGGCGGTAACCATGCCAGTTTTTTGATTGAATACGAAATATCCATTACTGAAGCCAATCTTATATCCGATCTGTGACAGAATAGCATTAATTCCATCAAGTCTGGCCTGTGTCTGTAAGGTAGGATTGATCTCCTGGTAGAAGTCATCTGATCCGTTGCCCTCTACCACCTTGACATAATTCGGCATACCCATCTTTTCTTTCATCCTGCCTGCGGCAATAGTGGGATCAAGTCTAAACAGCTCTGAAGCCTGGAACGGGAACAGTTTGTCGGCATCCATCAACACTGTGCGCTTGCTGTCCACGATCTCCTTGCTGTTTCGGCTGTAAGCAATATCAAGGTCTTTCAACTCCTCAATAGCTTCTGCAAATATCGGCATAGATAGAGGACTGTTGATATCAATATTATTTGCCTGCGGTGTGCGAAGGACACCATATAAAGGTTGGTCTATTCCACCAATAACGGCACTTTCAAGCAGTCCGCTCCACGGTGTCACAGAGATATCTACCTTTTTGTATGTATCGTCCTTGCTTTTACCCTCATAGCACACGTTGTCTATCAGATAAGAGCCATTATCGGCAAATCTGTGATATTCCAGTCGGGTGTACCACAGATCCTTTTTAACTTTTTCGGAAAAATAGAAGATAACACCAGTTATTTTATCATTCACGCATTCCGTCACCAAAAATCTGTCCGGTGTAAACAAGTCAATCCCCGTGCCGTTTGGCTTAAGGATCACTGTGCCGTACACGCAGCCATATTCTACCCAGTGCCGGAGATTGAAATACACATTCTCGATCTGCTGTTGCAGCCAGTCCGCCCGCGCAGAGCCATCAACCGTGATCCCGATGGCAAGAGTGGCCAGTCGCGCAACCTCGGAGCAGATGGACTTTGCAAAGTTGATAGTCTTGACATGGTCTTTCTCATCCAACCATTCCGGTTTGCCCTGATAGATTTGCACACACTGCTTGATAAATTCGTCCATCGTGTCTGTATTGATAGCATCCACCAAGAATTCATCTTCCGCTTTTCTCTTTAACAGCATATTTACCCATCCTTTTATAGTCTGAATCAGTCCCATTATGCGCTCGTACCTCGCTTGTTGCAGAATCTTTCAAGAGCATATCTCGTTGCATCTATCAAATGGTTATTCTCATCGGGATAACCGCTGATTATTTCTCCGTCCTTGTCGCGCTCATATTCATATTCCGTAAATTCCTTGTATGCATTCGGAGTCCTTCGTGGGTCAATTACAATTTTGCGCCCTTGCAGCCACTTCATGCCGTATTCCACAGATCCAGCTCCTTTGATTGCATTCTTGGCGGGGAGACCGGCATCTTTGTAATCGTTTGTAGATTTTTTCTCTGCAGAATCACAAGTGATTGCATAATCATTGTACCCTTTGTCAATGATCCACTTTGCATTGTCCGCATTCGTGGTCTTATTGACATAATGCTCATCTATCATGTATATGCATTCCTGTGCTGGATTGTATGCCAGACGAATGAACGCTGCCGGATCCGGGAACCATCCCCAGTCCTGTCCCTGATAGATTCTATCAAACGTGCGAATCTCTTCGTCTGTGATCTCACGGATGTAAAGATATTCAAACACGTTACCACCGTTGCCGTTAGCAATTCCCATGTATTCATGATCGTATGCATCCGGGTTTACCTCTTTTAGATGCTCCGCTTCGTCAATAAATGGCTGTCCCAACCATTCCGGGGGCACATCCAAATAGGTGGAGTGATGCACGACCATGTTATCTTTGGGTTCTAAGACATATTTATTCGCCCAGTTATTCGCGGGCTTTGGCGGATTGAATGACTTAAATATCCACGCTTTGTCACCGCCACGGATGGCAGACTGGGTGATGTTACGGATTTCTTCTGGCCCTGCGAACTGATCAAGTTCCTCGAACCACAGGATAGCAATATATCCAAACTCCGGGGAGATAGACTTGATCTTCTCCGGCTCGTCCGCACCACGGAAGTATATCTTCTGGCCAGTGGCTTTAAGAGTGATCTCCAGTGGTGACTTGTGTGCATCAAATTCCTCGGTGAATCCTTGCTTACCAATCGCCCACTTGATCTTACTGTATACGGAATCTTTCAGAGTGTTACCAACCTTACGGCATACCACAGCATGGACATCATGGTTGTTCCGCATCAGCTCAATAATGATCTGCGCAATGTCAGAGGACTTTGTTCCACCTCTCCCACCCTTGAACACATATTCCTGGTGCTTCTCGTTGCGGATGTCACGGATCACCGCGTGAAAGTTGTCGGGTATCATGTCAAGGTCTAAATGGTAATGCTGATTAAGTTTTGCAATGCGCTCTGCTTCTGCCTTGGCTTCCTTGTCTTCCTGCTCCTTGATAAGAGCAGAGATGGCATTAAATGCCTTGCTGTCACCCCTTATGGCTGATTGCATCTGTCCCGCCATCATTGCGGATGCTATAGTGAGGTCATCGTCTTCCGACAAACCAAACTGCCGCTTTACCTTGTCTTTTACGGCACCTTGAAGCTGTGCATTGACCATCATCGTTGCAAGAGCAGACATGGTCTTTTTCTGTCTTTTTGCTTGCCCTGAAGCAATTCCGCCCTTTCTTCCATTCTCCGCGGCTTTTTCTCGGCTTTGTTCGCTTGTAAATGGAGTTAGGTTCTGCTCTCGCGTCAATAGTTACTCACCCCTTTTATTCATTCAATAACACAGCTTTCTTTCCTGTAAAATCTTCCCAACGCTTTATTATTACATCAACATACTTAGGATCATATTCCATCATATAACAGATTCTGTTTAATTGTTCGCAAGCTATAAGTGTTGATCCAGATCCACCAAACAAATCAAGTACAATATCTCTTTTGTTTGTTGTATTTCTTATAGCTAATTCTGATAATTTAACTGGCTTCTGCGTAGGATGTACATAACTGTTTGCAGAATCTTTATCAATAGCCCAAACAGATCCAATTCTTTTCCCTGTGATTTCTTTTCCGTTTGAAGCGCACAATATTACTTCATAATCTGTTGCAAATGTATGTTTCAAATCTCCTATTCCGCCTCCGCCTTTATCCCAAATAATCATATTTGTAAGGTCGAAATATCGCTTAAACAATGGAATCCATTTATCCAGTACTTTCCATGTTGTACAGATAAATACAAAACCATTGCAAAACATTTTTACATTCGGAAAAAAGTCTAAGATTTTATCGTCATTTTCTATTACATCAAATTTTTCACTTTTTTCTCTCATGTTTGATTGATAGTTATATCCATAAGGAGGATCAGTAAACACAATATTTGCTACTTGCCCCCCCATAAGATTCTTCACATCATCAACGCTTGTGCTGTCTCCGCACATCAACCTATGATTTCCAAGCTGATAAATATCTCCATACTTTGCTTTTGGTTCATCAGGAATCTCTGCAGTAAAGTTATCCTCTTGTGCATCTTCTATGTCTGAATCATCTTCAATATCTAAAAACCCAAAATCAGACATATCAATATCGATAATGCCATTCAACTCTTCTGCCAAAAGGTCAATATCCCACTCGGAATCCTCACTTACCTTGTTGTCTGCCAGTCGGTATGCTTTTATCTGCTCATCCGTCAGATCATCAGCCACCACACACGGAATAGATGCAAGGTGTAGCTTCTGCGCTGCCTTGTACCGAGTATGCCCGCAGACGATGACATTGTCCTTATCTATCACCACAGGCACACGGAATCCAAACTGGTCAATACTCTGCGCAACTTTATCCACGGATTTATCATTCTTCCGTGGGTTCTTCTCATATGGAATTAATTCTTTGATATTCTTTTCGATAATCTGCATAAGCTACTCCATAAACAATCTATTATACATCAATTATATAACATACGTTATTACTTTTCAACAACAACCGTTATTTTTCACTTGACAGCACATATTTAAAATAATAGTCGGAAGTTGCGCTGAAAACCTTTTGACATTATCCGACAAAAAGACCTATGATTTTATTGCAACAGATAACCGACCACCAAAGGAGAACAATATGGAAAAACAAAAATTACTTGAGTATGCGCAGTATGGATGCGCTCAGAAAATGAATGACTATCGGATTCTAGCAGAAAAGGCAGGATCCGCAATAAAAGCCGACACAGCTTACACGCTCTATCAGCAAGCGCAGGAGGACTGCCAGGAGATTAACAGAATGATTGCAGAAAAATAGGGAGAGTGTTATGCTCTCCCTT